AGCGACAAATAGAGCAAGTCGAATCTCAAAACCCTAAACTCAAAGGGCTATGAAGATAGAAGTAGATGGTACACTAGTAACCCTGAGAACTAGTTCAGGTAGATTTATAGGTAGTTCTAATTGTATGAATGGCAATGCGCTTGATGCATACAAGTTAAATCCTAAAGACTTGGATATGATCGGTATGTGCGGATTCGATAGCCACGAACAGGCTAAATCCGAATTGATCAATGAGGTCTTAATGAATTGCGAATATTAACCAATTAACCCCAGTAAGTTATGACAGTAAAAGAATTAATAGCAAAGCTAAATGAGTATCAGCCCGATGACGTAGTAGTATTAGAGGTCTTTGATACAACAGCATACGAAGATCTATACGATTTTTATGTGGATGACGTAGAGGTGACTCCCGAAATGAAAGAAGTTCGTCTGTCATTAATCGATACAAAAAGAAATTTTGATCTAAATAGTTAATCATTATGAAGTACGAAAAAACAATCACATACAAGACCAATGTTCGCACAGAGACTAGCTTTTCAGCTAGCCCTTGGGAAAATGTAGAGATGGAGTTAAGCGTGAACGTAAATACTGACGATTCATACGGATGGTTTGAACTTTATGACGTTGAAAATGGCGGTGAGCAATACTACGCTGAAGGCGGGCTATGGTTCGATGGCAAAACCCTCACCGATTACGATGGCATCTTCGAACTGCCTGAGAAAATCATTGAGATACTAGAGAAATGGGGTTTTGATTTAACTGAGATTCACTAATTAAATTTATAGCTATGGCTACTTGGACAACCAAAGAAGGTAAAGAAATCGATGTTGACGATATGTCTGTGACACATCTTCGCAACACGCTAAAACTAATCATAAACTCAGGCATTCTTGAGGCAACTGTGATTAAGAGCAAGCCTAAACCCAAGGGATGGGTCGGGGTGCAAGGTGAGATAGCCCAGGAGTACGAAGATATGGCGATGCTGTACGATATTGACCCGTCTTTGACTTGTTCTTGTGATGATGTTCACATATGTCAACAATGCACCCAATAAACAGAATTTAATCACGTTATCTAACAGATATGGCTACTATGAAAATGACAGATCAGCTTAACGAAAAAATCTCTCTTTATAAAAGAAAGAATATGAATGTAATGGTTTACGTTCGAAACCCTGAGTGGAATAAGTTAGGTCATCTATGTCCGTCAAGTAAAAAGACATGGTGGCTGTTGTTGATGTGGGAAAATGGCAGATACATTTATGACGATTTGATACCATCATTGACAATTTATCTCAAATCAAACCCTAATGTAGCTAGTATAGATGATGAGCATTTTGATATGTATTGTTATGTTAAAGCAGAACAAGGGTGCGCTATAATAGGATATTAACCAATTAAATTTATAAGATATGACACAGAAAATGTTAGACTCATTGATCGAGGATGCTGAGTTCAGTATCAGACATCACCAAAAGAAATTGTTTGAAGCCCAAGCTACACTCCGAGGGCTCAAGCAGATCACTCAAGAAGGGAGTGTTGTGATAGACGTAAATAAAGAGCGATGAGAGACACGACCATCAGCTATACCAAAGGGTTCATCGTCAGATCTTATTATCTGACTACCCCTTTCGATGACACGTTTAAACAGAACGTCCTGGACTTAGCTCGTCAGATGGAAAATCTAATTAGAGCAAGGAAGTTCATGCGTGAAGAGCACACCCTACGTTCCATTGAATTAAATTAATTGTTCACATCGCTTGTGAGCATCGTTAATAACCCCTACATTTGTCAACACTATGAGTAGAATAAAGCAGGTATTTTTAGCTGAGCGAGAGGCTGAGCAAATCGAATCATCGTTTCTAGATGATGCGTATCACTACGAAGTATTTAAATCTAAATTTAATAAAGATGACTATGAAGATAGTACAAAAGCTAAGTAAGATTCAACAGAATCTTAAGGCGCCGAAAGGCCAATTAAACAACTTTGGGAAGTACAAGTACCGAAGTGCGGAAGATATTCTTGAGTCTGTTAAACCATTGACTAGCAAGGAAGGACTTATACTGACGTTGTCGGATGAGATTCAGTTAATCGGAGATCGCATCTACGTCAAAGCTACTGCTCGCCTAACTGATGGCGATCAAGAGGTGGTGACTATTGCCTTTGCTCGTGAAGAGGCAAGTAAGAAAGGCATGGATGCATCTCAGGTGACTGGAGCAGCATCAAGCTACGCTAGAAAGTATGCATTGAATGGTCTGTTCTGTATCGATGATACAAAAGACAGCGATGCTACCAACGATCACGGCAAACAGCCCGTGAAAACCACCACTAAGAAGGCTTCAAAGCCTGAAGATCTATTCACCAAAGCAATAGAGCATGTCCGAGCATCGAAGGATAAAGGGTCTGCGATAAAGGCTGTTATCAACAAGTATGGTGGTGACTTTACCAAGGAGCAAGTAGAACAGCTTGAGAGGTTAGGTCGTATGGCTGAAAAATTATCCTAATGGATTTAGCACTGAAGATCAGCAAGGAGTATGGGAAGGGATACCTTTCCTACTCCTCTATCAAGCTAGCGCTACAGGATATGCGCCTGTTTGAGATGAAGATGCGTGACCAATTGAAGTTCGATAGTCCCGCATTACACTTTGGAAAATTGTATGACTGCATGCTTCTGACTCCAGAAGATTTTGATAATCAGTTTATCACTATTAACGATGAGAAGATCTGCAAAGAGATCGGTGGTAAAGCCCCGAAGAGAACAAAGGCCTACGCTGAGTGGATGAAAACTCTTGATCACGAAGGGAAGACTATCGTATCTGCTGAGGACACCTTAAAAGCAGAGGAGATGATACAGCGGTTGAATGCTACTGGAGTTCAAGACATAGCTCTTAAGGGAGACAAGCAACACGAGTTCAACGACTTCATTGGAGACGTCCCAGTACGTGGATTCTTAGATGTCCTGGGGGATGGCTACATAACGGACTCCAAGACTACCCAGAAGCTGTCAAAGTTTAGGTGGTCTATCAGAGAGTTTGGCTATGACATCCAAGCCTACATTTACAGCGAGGTTCTGGGGACTAAGGACTTCCGATGGGTAGCTCAAGAGAAAGCTTACCCATATGCTGTAGGATTGTACTACGCTAGCGAAGACACCCTAGATTTTGGGAAGATGAAGTTTAATAAAGCGGTGGATCGCATCACAGAGTTCCTTGATAACGGCACACCCCACAATAAGTATTACGAAACCGATACGATATGATAGAGAAGATAATCAATATCACTGGAGCAGACCGCCAGACCGCAAGCATGCTTGCCATTAGGTTCTGCATTTTCGAAACGACAATGTCATTTGGAGAAACCTCAGAATACACAGGCGTACACAGCGACCCCTTGTATAATCTATTTACTAGAGGTAAAAGAAGAATGGGATCTAAAACATTTAGAGACATGTACAAAAAAGTTAAATCAGAAATAGTAACCCCTAAAAACAAATAAAAATGGGAGCATTGATTGAAGGTTCAATTAACTTGAGCAAACTGCCGAAGGACAGAATGTCTACGGCAAAGAATGGAGACACTTGGTACACCTTTACCATGTCAGTTAACGATGACACTAGCCAGTACGGTGACAACTGTGGCATCTGGAATAGGCAGACCAAGGATGAACGGGAAGCTAAGGAACAGAAAAGCTATGTCGGTAACGGCAAAGTTCTCTGGACTGATGGTAACATCAAGCCTGCTGAAAGGAAGGAAGACCTTTCTAGGGTGGTGGAGAAGAACGACCTCCCGTTCTAGCTTGATAAAAGTGTAGCCCTAACCCTTGTCAGCGGCGTCTTGTGCAAGGGGACAGCCGTAAGGTTGGGTGGCATTAACCGTTAGGTTAACCTCAACAGGGAAGTTCTTGGTTTATACCTGTTGATTATAAAAACCATGCAGTGCTGGTCTGACTCCAGTAAATCTTATCGTGGGTGGAATCCAAAGGATGAACCCCAGTATTCTAGAGTGCAAGGTAGTTTTCCCATCATAACATGTGGGATGAGGTAGCACCTCAAGAACTATGATAGATAAGTATTAAATACCTACACCAACGTTGCAGGAGAGCAATTAGTAAGCAAGAAAGCTCAATTAAGAGCGCTGAAAAATAATCTGTGTAGGTATTTTTTTACTCCCGTAGTTCAACGGATAGAACAAGAGTTTCCTAAACTCTAGATCCAAGTTCGATTCTTGGTGGGAGTACTAACCAATTAAATTATATTAAATGAATGCAATCAAAAGTTTTCTTACGTGCTTGCTACGGCGTGATGATATATACGTTGTTGTTGTGCAGGAAGATCAAGGTAATGCAGAGGCATTACTGGCAACACATAGTGAGGATGACGCTATTGAATACCTACTTCAAAGATCTTCGATACACTCAAGCGAAAGGTTACATATCAATAGAATAAAACTGATATGAGTGTAATCAATAAAGAAGATATGCTGGACATAAAAATATTTGTGACAGCAATGTTGTTTCAAGAACTACTGGATGAGACTGGAGGCAAGTCTCACTACATCCTACGAATGAGAAAGAACATAAGGAAGCTATCTAAAGAGCTAGATGTTTTGCTGGATGAGAATATCAACAGCGATATGTTGAGCTTAGTCTTGACTGATGCAGCTCAGGCGCTAGAAGATTCCATCAACCAGTACGAAATAGAATTAAGCGAAGGCTAAACATTTAAATAAAACAATAATGAAGAATAAAGAAATAAGGGTGGACTCTATAATTAAGCGAAGGAAATTAGAGTTGATAGAACGAATTAAGGAGGAGTACATCGATCAAACTGGAATGAAAAACATAGACACTAGAGAAAGGAAACATGTAGAGCACAGGAATGCTTTGATAAATAGCATGAGTAGATTCTCTGTTGAAGAGCCAACAGCTGAGGCTTTAGGAAGGCATCGGACTACGGTATACCACTGCATGAAAAACCACAACATGTACTATAACTACTCCGCACTCTACAGAAGATGCTTCGCCCTTAGTGAATCAATAGTAGATAAATACGCTGCTGAATTAGCCGCTGTAAGTCATGACATTTTAATAAGGAAAGATGGGGGAATAAGAAGAGGAAGGAAGGCTTCTCAGTTAATAAAGAACAACACTAGTAAGTCTGCAATGATCATGAGTTTACAAGTAAAGATCGATGAGTATACTCAAGCTATAGATGAGAACACACTAGTAAGAGCTTCTTACATAGATAAGCTAGAGGAGATAACAAATTTAGATAAGCCTTTAGTTGGTAATATTGCAGAATGATTACTATATATGAATCGATATACGACACATCCTCCCCTAACTACATCTCCTTAGACCATGCGTTATCTAGAATTAAAGACGGCAATCAACAGGAGAAGGTAGATAAGATTAGAGCTGGGGATAAGTCTGTTAAGCAGTCACTACCAGTCGTATTGTTTAGTGGCAAGTTTACTAATCGGACAGATGATTCATTAGTAAAACATAGTGGTATTGTTGTCTTAGATTTTGATCACATCGATGTGTCCGAGTCTAAGAAAGTTCTCTCATCAGATCCATACGTAAGAGCTTGTTGGGTGTCCCCATCAGGTGACGGGCTTAAGGCCCTTGTTAAAGTAACAAACCCAGAAAAACACAGGGATCATTTCAGAGGTCTCTGTGATTACTTTAATAATCAGTATGGGTTAGAGGTAGATAGGACTGGCATCAATGAATCAAGAGCTTGCTTTGAGTCTTATGATCCTACAGCTGTTGTGAAAGATAGAGCTGAGGCATTCGGCAGGATGGTGTTTGAGACACATCCTGGTCAGTCAGAGCTGCAAACAGCCACCCTTAAATTAGATACTGATTACAGTAAGCTAAACCTAGCTGCGAAAATGATTCGTAACGCAGTGGATGGCGATAAGCATGCTATACTATTGAAGGCTTCTATTCTTCTGGGAGGTTTCATTGGGGCAGGCAGGGTTGAGGAAGACGAGGCTGTTAGATTACTGGAGAGGGAAATATCTAAGAAGGATATAGGCAACATGGATATTGCTCGCAACACAATCCGTGACGGAATACATAGGGGTAAGTCTGCTCCTATATCTGAGACCGTCCAAGCTGAGGAGCAAATCAAAAGGGAGATGATGCTCAATGACGGGGACATGTCTTTCATGAGTAGCGACATCGAAGACCTTGAATGGATTATGAAGTTTAGGAATGGCGAGCTGGAGACTGGACTATCTACTGGTAATGTAATCATAGACAGGAACTTCCAATTCAAAAGGGAGTTCACTATGATCAGTGGCCACAGCTCTATAGGTAAAACAACCTTCATGATTTACATGATGATCTCAGCATCTATAAACCACAGTTGGAAGTGGATCATCTACAGCGCGGAGAATAAAACAGCTTCACTCAAGATGAAGATCATACAGTTCGTAACTGGCAGGACTATAGAGAACCTAAGCATGCATGAAATAAAAGTTTTTATGCGATGGGTGTCTGAGCATTTTATAATCATTGACAACACTAGAACCTTAAGCTACATTGAGGTGCTGTTGTATGCTGAGAAGATAGCTAGACACAACAATGTTGATGGGTTACTTATTGATCCTTACAATTCCTTACGCATAGATCTATCTGCTACTCGCGGAGTAGGCGTACATGAATACCACTACGAAGCAGCAACAGAATTCTTAAACTTCTCATCGCGAATGGAGATGGCTGTTTGGGTTAATGCTCACTCGGTAACCGCTGCTCAAAGAAAGAAGGATGATGATGGTCACCCTGCTGCGCCAGGAACTGCCGACACTGAGCATGGCGGTAAGTGGGTAAACAGAGCAGATAACTTTATAGTCCTGCATAGAAAGATGCACCATCCAGTACCCGAAAGAAGAAGGGAGATTGAATTCCATGTAGGTAAGATTAGGAATCAAGAAACTGGCGGTGGCCCGACACCACTAGACGCCCCGCATATATTCAAGATGACTGATGATGGGTGCAGCTTTGAAATAAGAGGCCCGTTCCCTAGACTGTTTGATAATATTAACTCTACAGATGTTGAAAAACAAATGGAAATAACAGACGGAGTTTAATATTTTTTATTAAAATGCACCTCGATGGCGAAGAAGAAAAAACGAAAAGCTAGAGGGCATAGGAGATCAGGTCAGCAACTACGCAGTGCGCTTGAGGCTTACTGCTTTGATAGGCTAAAAGATTCCAAGCTGAAGTTTGATTACGAAGGCGAAGTCTTCTACCTGGTGGATGGATTCAGATACTCAGGGGTGTATCACAAGATGACTAAAGGCAAAGATGTTATGACTGATAACACGAACAAGGCTGTCTTAGGTATCAAGTACACTCCTGATTTTGTTTCCCACCACCACAAATTCATCATTGAAACAAAGGGGTATGTCCATTCACAGCACACGTTCCCACTAAGATGGAAGCTGTTTTTAAAATACCTAGTAGAAAACGGGATGGATGACTACATGTTATTCATTCCAAAGAACCGCAAACAGGTAGACGCTACCATACAATTAATCAAGGATGAATTATCAAGAGCTTAGTCAGCAGTACTTCATATGCTGCGACGAGATACAGCGACTCACAGTAATGTTATATGAGGAAATACACAACGATCAAGGTGACCCAAGACATAATTGGGAAGCTATAATAGACAAGGTGAAAAGCTATAGGCAAGGCATCCAAGCTGAGACCGAAGCGATCATCACAGCCTGCCAAGAACACAACGAAGAATGATTAACAAGGATAGGGTTGATTACTCGTTTAAGACAGGAAGGATTGTCGAGGATAGGTGGAAGTCTATCTACCCAGAGTCTATTAAGTCATCACGAAAGGATGACATGGAAAAGCATATTGATTTCTACATTGGCAATAAGAGTGTCGATGTCAAGGGTAATAATGCGCCTCACCAGATATGGCTTGAGATAAAGAATGTTCGGGGTGACAAGGGGTGGATCTACGGAGAAGCAACTCACATAGCCTTTGACTTCCCAGAGATGAGAGGATTTGTGGTACTTGAAAGAGAAAAGCTAAAGGACTACATTGCTGCTAACATAGAAAAGGAGTTCGCTAGCAAGTCCGATTGCTACAAGAAGCTATACAACAGGAGAGGTAGGGAGGACATCATCACATGTATAACAATCACCGACCTAACATCCATGCCTCACTCTGTAGTAGAGTACTCAAGGAAATACACACACCCCGCCAGCGGGGATCTAATCTCTTTCTAGTATGGGATATTGGATAAGCACAATGTCATGCGCTCCTTGGGATTGCGAAATAAAAACGACCGCATCTAGCTTATTCATTCTTCTTTACTGAAGCCCCATAGTAGTAGGCAAAGATGTTACCGATAACAACTCCCTCGATCATACCCATCAAGTGTATGAACAGCTCGTTCTCACGAACAGACTCGATGTATACCACAGCGTAGATTGTAAATAGGAATGAAGTCAGCCCGACAATTCCTGTGATGATCATCATCCAGTCACTCTTTCCCGTAGCTTTAGCTAGCTCCACTTCCCTGTTACGTGCTGAGGCACGATCCGCAGCCTCCAATTCAAAAGCTATCTGTTCGAACTCCGCTTCCTGCTCTGGCGTTACATCTGGATCACTGCTTATTAAGTTCTTGACAACACCAAGGTATCCCTGATCTGGCAGTAAGTCACCAACTATATCTAATACTTTCGGAGCTTTCTCCTTTAGCCACTGACCTATCTTACCGTCTTTTATCTTTTTCTTTTCACTCATATCTGTACAAAATAATAAAAAGTTATTTCATCTTGGCCAACAACATCTAGTGTCCAAGTGTATATGTCTTCATAGCCTGAGTAGTTAGGTTCATTAGACTCATCATACGGAGTGCGGTGCATCCATCCAAAGCTAATGTTTGAATCAGATCCTGTGTACGTCAGCCACGTATTACCCTCTCCAAAAGTTTGGAAGGGAGTGAAGTCTGCAAACGAAGGATACTCAGGTTGAGGATTTCCAAACCCACTAAGGTTCAGCAACACATCTTCGGTGTTCACCTGCTGATCATCATTCAAGTCAAACTCAGAAGGCGGTGAATTAAACGCTGCAAGAAAATTGTTATTGACAGCTGTGTTAAAGTGGTAGGTGTTGCTGTCTGGATACTCTGCCCTAAAGCAATAGAACTCACTGCCCAACAGCTCCTCTAGGGAGGAGCCTGATGACCTAGTCTCAAGGTAAGGGATAACGGATTCTTTCTTGCACGAGCCCAGCATTAACACAACCACAATGATGATAGCGTAAGCCACTTTGCTCAGATCAATTCTTAAAGCTTCTTTCATTTCTCTAGAAGTCACTCATTATAATTTCATCAACAGCATCCTGGACGTCATCTCTATTGGCGTCAATCTGCATCATGATGTTTGCTTGAAATCTTTTTACTTCTTCACCCTCATTAAAGACAATGATGGTAGGCACTACAACTATCTTGAATTCAGCTTGGAGCTGTGGAGATGTAGCGATGTCAACTCTATCAGTTGTGCAATCATTAAGCTTCTCAATCCAATCAACACTGTTCTGTTTATTAAACGCAGCGTTAAACTCCACAACAACAATACCATCTGTAGATAGACTGGGGGGATCAACCTTTGGTATCGATACAAGTAACGCTCCAGAAAAAACAAAACAAGAGAGCAGACTAAGTAACAAACCTTTCATAATTCTATTATTTAAGTTTATCTATTTTCTCTTCGATCCTCTTCATGTCTGCCTTAATCTCACCCACATCTTCCTGTGTCGTCATAATGGTTTGACGTATTAGTTGATCCTTCATATCAAACTCCATCCGTGTCACCTCTGGATCAGGAGGTATGGGTAGTTGTTTCGCTTCAGCAATGTCAGCCTGTAATACAAACCACATGCTAATAACAGTAGCCATAACACCTCCAATGCCAGCAAGTGTTTTGACACTTACTTTAAATCCACTTTCTTCGTTAAGCTCTTTCGCCATCTCTTATCTTTCTTAAAGTATCACATAGTTAAGGCCAACTGAAAAATCATACCACTGCCTGTCCCAGTATCTGTTGTACTTACCTTCAAGGTAAACACCTAAACTCTTGCTAAATCTTTTCCCAAAGATAAGACCTCCTGAAAAATCAATCCACTGGTCACCATCATTGAAGCCGCTATAAGAGTATTCGCCATTTGAATCCAAGTGGTAAGGTAAAACATTGCCCCAGCTGTGTAGCCAGAAGTCATCTGTGTAGTGGTATAAGTCATACCCAACTACGAGTGAGTGTACCCATTGATTAGATAGCTCACTTCTTTTTCTGCTAACGTAATCACTTAGCATTTGAGGAACTACAACAGCCTCCCAAACCTCAGTGCTGTTTGCAACAAGATCTCCATCTGGCGAGAAAAACTCTGAGTTGTTTACATTAATGGAGTACCCCTCCTCTAAAGCAAGAGCTGTGTAATGGATCTGCCCATTAGGCAATACCCAGTCATTTAATGGATTGTATCCGTATGGCTCAGATATACGTTGAACAACGCCTAGATTAATACTGAGCTTACTATCAAGGTTAACCCTAAATCTTTGTGATGATTCAAAATACTTAACATCTGCAAAGTTGTCTTCGATGTACTCAGCCTTAGCAATCCAGTTCTTAGCTACATATCTAACAAAGTGATCTTGATTGAAGAATGATATACCTTGCTGCCTCTTCCAATCTACCTCCGACAAGAACTCAAAGCCCTTGATTTTACCTATAGTAGCAGCATCAGAGTAAGACTTCTCAGTGCCATCGTAGAAAGCATTAGCCCTGTTCTCATATCCAAACCTAGCTATCTTCCTGACGCCTGCTGTTACAGCGTAATCAAAGGGAGTTTCTATAACATCTGTAGTCAACCCATTAGATACCCCGTATACATTACTAGGAGCTAAGGAGTTGTTGCCACTTGCTCCAATGTAAAAGGTAGAGAACTTGACTAGCTTCTTAAGGGACTGGCCGCTTGCAGATACAAAAAGCAGACAGGTTATAATGGTTAGTATATATCTCATTGCTTAATAATTCTTTCGCAGTGTATTCTCTCCCCAACTTTTACTTGGATTATGTAAACTCCTGAAGGGTATTCTGATAGATCTAAAATGTAATCAAGACTTGAGTCTATAAGAATCTCACCAGCCACACTGTATACGCTAGCCACTATAGGTAGTGTAGACTTTATATTAACCACGCCCGTTGTTGGGTTGGGGTATAGGTGTAATTCCAAATAAGATTTATCTTCCATACCAACATAGTTGTCTCCGCAATATTCATATAGATTAACACATGACTCATCCCAATCACTACTACAGCAATAAGGATCTACTTCAATCACCCAAGCATAACAAGGGTCGTTTAACCAGTAAGGGCTACCTGCTCCACCATAACACCCAGCATCATAAAGACAGGTGTCGGTGCTAGTGTTAGCATCTGCATTATAGTTGTATGCATCTTGATCTACGCATCCTTCAACCACTTCAATACATCCTCCGTTATCTACATTAGCCTCCTCATTATAATTGAAGGCCGTTATATCTGTACAGCCAAATACCGCTAGGGTCTGACAACTCCCATCATCATAGTCAGCCTCAAAGCCCTGAGTATAATACTCTAAGTACCCTGCTGACATACACCCTGGAGAGTAGTAACAGCTCCCGTCATCGGTGTTAGCAGTAGCTGCGTAGTTAAACGCAGCCTCATCCATACATCCGTAAGCGAATGGGATGCATGTATTGCCACAGTAAGGCTGGAAGTCGTATACAAAAGGGAAGGCATTAATAAAGAACTGAGGCACCTCAATAACAACTTCCCCTTGAGGATTAGTTACCTTAAACCCGCACTGCTGGATAGTGTTTATTGATTGAGAGTTAGCGAAGAAATAAACCTGAGCTTCATCGATAGAGTTTAATGGAATGGAGTAGGTTTTTTCAAACCCATCTTCTGGGTTCATCTCAAATTGTGGGGACAACCATCCTTCCTGGTAGACCCCTAGCCAGCTACCGAACCAACCGTCCCCTACACCATCGGTGATGGTTAGGGTAAAGTCACATGCAATCACCATGTCTTCTACGTTTGCCTCTGGGCTGTAGTTGTATTGCGTGTCATCCATACATCCCTCAATCACTAGAGTTAAACAGCTCCCGTCATCTACAGTAGCCTCTGGAGAATACTCTATGTAATCAGAGTCGATGCATCCTTCAATGTCAACGTCACCCGCACAAGGTAATACATTAAAGAAGATCTCGTCTTCATATCCAAAGTCAACAGTCATTGGATTAGTAAAGTAATATATTGAATCACAAGATCCCACGATAGCAGCCCCATCAGTACCGCCAAACTGAGCAGCATTCAATCCGTCTCCGTAGGTGTCTGTTATTTCAAACTGTAGCGTTGATCCTACTGGAGCACACACTGCTGTCTGAACAGGAATGCCTGGAGTATCGTACTCTCCTGGAAGTACTTCATAAATAGTCTCAGCATTTGTTTGATCATACAGCTCCCAAGCTGTTTCGGAGGGGTAGCTATCTGGAACTATTGTTACAATAATTGGAGACTCGCCAGACTCGCAGTCTATCTCAATAGGCAAGTCACAAAAGCCTAACTCAAAGTTTGCCCAAGGATTCCAGTTGTACGCTTCTGGATTTGTACATCCTGGAATAGCTCCACATGGCAAGCAGCTTTCCCAACAGAATGGGGGAAGGATAATGTCTTCATCTCCAACAGTTATCTGCCTATTAATAAAACCAAACTCATCAAAAACAAAACAGCCCGACTCATTAACTC